TGTTTGGAGGTCATGCGCGGTATGGAAGCGGACAGCGTTGACGCAATAGTCACTGATCCGCCATACGGTCTGTCGTTCATGGGCAATAAATGGGATTACGAGGTGCCGAGCGTTGATGTGTGGCGCGAGTGCCTGCGGGTGTTGAAGCCAGGTGGGCATCTGCTCGCGTTCGCGGGAACGAGGACGCAACACCGCATGGCGTGCAACATTGAAGATGCGGGGTTCGACATCCGCGACATGATCGCGTGGGTGTACGGCAGCGGCTTTCCGAAGTCGTTGGATGTAAGCAAGGCGATTGATAAGCGACGAGCCAGCAATGACGCAATCCGTCCGTGGTTGAAATCGCTCGGCAACCGAGAGCAACTTGCTTCTGCGTGTGGTGTCACGACACGCCAGATTGACCATTATCTCGGTGAAAATACACCGTGTCCACAGACCTTGCCTGAAGATAAGTTCATCAAACTCTGCCAACATTTTGGCGATGTCCCGGAGTGGGCTGAAGATATGTATGCGGCTGTCGGGGAAAAACTCGGTCAGATGAAGCACGCCCGTAGTGGTGGCAATGATTTTGCAAAACGCCCTAATGCCGTTTCGTCAAGCAGAGTCGTAGATATCACCGCACCCGCCACCGACGCGGCAAAACAATGGGACGGATGGGGCACCGCGCTCAAGCCTGCGATGGAGCCGATCACTGTTGCACGGAAGCCGCTGTGTGGCACGGTCGCAGAGAATGTGCTGCGACACGGCACGGGTGCGATCAATGTGGACGGGTGCAGGGTGGTCACACCTCACTCATCGGGCCGCTGGCCCGCGAACCTGATCCACGACGGCAGCGACGAGGTGGTGGGGCTGTTTCCTGACAACATAAAGGGCGGCACATGGAACCGCACGGCGGGCGCTCGGCACTTTAACAACAACGGAAACCCGACCGAATATCAAACTGGCGGCAAAGATTCGTCAATTGGCTCCGCCGCCCGGTTCTTCTACTGCGCGAAGGCGAACAAGGCGGATCGGGAAGAGGGCAACCATCACCCCACCGTAAAGCCAACGGCGCTCATGCAATATCTTGTACGACTAGTGTGTGCCAAGGGAGGAACCGTTCTTGATCCATTCATGGGTAGCGGTTCCACAGGCAAGGGTGCTTTGTTGGAAGGATGCAAGTTTATTGGTATTGACTTGAATGCAGACTACTGTAAGATTGCAGACAGAAGGCTCACGGAAGTTACGGAGTCGATGCCTGTTTCGTTGGAGGATTTACTATGATGCCTAATCTAGACTCAAACTTTGAATGGGCAACAGATTGGAAAAGCAATCCTACCCGCTGCGTTCATTTAACACAGAACGCATATGACTTTGTTCTACATACATTGGAGAGTGCATCGGTAGCAAATCAAGCATTGGTGAAGGAACTTCTGAACTCCAAGACATCTAACATTGATCGCTTCAACCAGGCAGTTGAAGACGGTGTACGACTTAAACTCAGTATTCAAGAACTCAAACAGACAGGAGAAACAGCATGAGCGACTTTTTGCGTGGTATGGTGAAGATTTCAGGTAACGAACTAGCAAATACTCTTGATGATGGACTGAGCGGAGAAATCAGCGGATTTCTTGATACAGGATCATACGCATTCAACGCCTTGCTAAGTGGCAGTCTGTACGGAGGCATCGCAGACAACAAGATCATTGCTCTTGCTGGCGAATCAGCCACAGGTAAGACTTTCTTTACCCTGAGTATCGTTTCCAAGTTCTTGGCAGACAATCCTGATGGTGTTGCTTTGTACTTTGATTCGGAGCAAGCAGTCACCACAGAGATGTTCAAGTCTCGCGGCATTGATGTGAAGCGAGTTGCTGTGTTTCCTGTTGGTACTGTGGAAGAGTTCCGTCATCAGGCCATTCAGATTGTAGACAACTATCGCGCTCTACCCAAAGACAAGCAGAAGCCAATGATGATGGTGCTTGATTCGCTTGGAATGCTTTCCACCAAGAAAGAAGTGGAAGATACTGCGTCGGGTAAAGATGTCCGCGACATGACTCGCGCACAGGTTGTGAAGGCAACATTCAGAACTTTGACTTTGAAGTTGGGCGCCGCAGGCATTCCTTTGATTATGACCAACCACACCTATGATGTTGTTGGTGCGTACATTCCTACAAAGGAAATGGGCGGAGGAAGTGGACTCAAGTACGCTGCATCTACCATTGTGTATCTGAGCAAGAAAAAGGTCAAGGATGCCGAAAATACGGTGATTGGTAACATCATTCATTGCAAACTGTACAAGTCTCGTCTGACCAAAGAGAACTCTATGGTCGATGTGCTTGTGACCTACGATAGTGGACTGAATCCGTACTACGGGCTACTAGACTTGGCGTTGGAGTTTGGAATTTTCAAGAAGGTGTCCACACGCATTGAGTTGCCTGATGGAAGCAAAGCCTTTGAGAAGACGATCAATGAAAATCCTGAGAAGTACTTCACGAAAGAGGTAATGAATGATTTGGAAAAAATGGTGGCGTTACATTTCAAGTACGGTTCTTCTGTGGAAAGAGATGCTGATGATGGAGAAACCTCTCCTCGGCTTCTTTCCGAATCAGGAGAAGCCGGAAACAGTAACTAATCCTCATCTGAAGACGAGTGAATCTGAGATTCTCCGTGAAGTAAACGGAAAGCATTACTCAATCCTGCTAAACAGGATGGCCCCTTTCACTCCTATTCGTCTTGAAAATGGAGAATGGGCAGGTGTGGTTTATCACTACGGACGCACAAGGCTTTTGGAAGAAGATGATTGCGTTCGTGTAAGTTTCGAGTACTATATCGTTGAAAACCCAGGCGCACTCAAGACCGCTGACGCGCAGCGATTCTTGCAGTACATCGGTGATATACTTGCAGACATCATGGAATACAACTTGAATCATGGTGCAGATTCTATTCCAATCATGTCGCAGAATGAGTTAGGATATCTTGCAAACTGAGAAGATCATACTAGGTGCATTGGCTACCAAAGAGGAGTTTGTTCGTGCTGTACTTCCTTTCATACGAGAGGAGTACTTCAGTACCAAGCCAGAACAAGTTGTCTATCGCTGCATCAAGAACTTTGTTGACACCTACAATGCACAACCAACCAAAGAGGCATTGGTCATTTGCTTGGATGACTCTCGCTTGAATGGTGATGAACACAAGCAATGTGTCTCTCTTATCAATGAAGTGTTTGGTTTGGACGAAGACACCGATCTGAAATGGCTGATTGATACAGCAGAGAAGTTCTGTAAGGACAAGGCTGTGTATAATGCTGTGCTTGCATCCATTCAGATTCTAGACGGCAAAGACAAGAACTACACCAAGAACGCCATACCTCAGTTGCTATCCGATGCTCTTGCGGTTTCTTTTGATACCGCAGTTGGTCACGATTACATGACAGATGCCGACAAGCGGTATCAGTTCTATCACCGTGTTCAAGAGAAGATGCCGTTTGACTTGGAGTTCTTCAACAAGATCACCAAAGGTGGAGTGCCACGCAAAACCCTGAACATCGTGATGGCAGGAACAGGTGTAGGTAAGTCCATGTTCATGTGTCATCATGCTGCTGCGTGTCTTACTGCAAACAAGAATGTGCTGTATATCACTTGCGAAATGGCAGAAGAGCGTATTGCAGAGCGTATTGACGCTAATCTAATGGATACTACGCTTGATGAATTGAAAGACTTGCCAAAGGAAACATATGATAAGCGTCTAGCCAGAGCAGTTGGATCGGTGCGCGGAAACTTGATTATCAAGGAGTATCCGACTGCAACTGCAACTGTTGCACACTTTCGTCATCTGCTGCATGAACTCAAGATCAAGAAGAAGTTTGTGCCTGACATCATCTTTGTGGACTACCTGAACATCTGTGCCAGTTCTCGCGTCAAGATGAACTCCAATGTGAACACCTATGTGTACATCAAGGCGATTGCAGAAGAGTTGCGCGGACTCGCGGTCGAGTACGATGTTCCCATCTTCTCGGCAACACAGACAAACCGCGGCGGATTCAACAACAGCGATGTCGGGCTCGAAAACACTTCAGAATCCTTTGGTTTGCCAGCAACTGCCGACTTCATGTTTGCTGTGATTCGTACCGAGCAACTAGATTCGCTGAATCAAGTGCTAGTGAAGCAACTCAAGAACCGATACGGTGACGAAAACACCAACAAGAAGTTCGTGATGGGTGTGGATCGTGGTAAAATGAAGTTCTACGATGTAGAGCAATCAGCGCAGGACTCGTTGGTTGATACTGGACAGAGTGCAGACGGTGAAGATGACGATGAACCGAGTGGATATGGTTCTGGCTACGATGGCAAGCAGTACAGTCGTAAGTTTGAGGGTAAAAAGTTCGAGAAATGGAAGATTTGACCATGCACTTTTTCGTTTCACAGGTCCCCGAAAACGCTGTCAACTCAAGCCTTTTTGAGCATTTTGAGCATTTCCAATGAGTTTTGTAGACAAGAAGTACATCGGATACATTTCTAGTTCGCTTGAACGCTTTGCGTGGAAGAAAGAAACGCTGGCGAACTGTAGATGTCCATTTTGCGGAGACTCCGACAAGAACAAGTCCAAGGCGCGTGGATACTTCTTTCCCTTCAAAGACCGATGGGTGTACAAGTGCCACAACTGTGGTGTGTCATGCGGGGTTCATACCATTCTGAAACAAGTTGCTCCATCTCTGGCGAGAGAGTATGCATTGGAGTCTTTCAAAGAGAGAAGCGGACAACCAAACGAACAACCAACTCCTACTGTTCCCAAGACACAAACCCCCAAGAAACGCAAGGTAAATCCGTTGGAAGGATTGCCTCGTCTTGTGGAGTTGAGCGATCAGCACGAAGCGGTGCAGTACATTTTAGGTAGAGGACTTCCTGAGTCTTGCCTTGCTGAACTCATGTATGCCCACGACTTTACCAAAGTTGGTAAGAAGATTGATCCTGAGTACTTTCCAAACACTCGCAGAGAAGATCCACGCATCGTGATTCCGTTCTTTGATCGCAGCGGCAATTTCATTGGAATTCAAGGGAGAACCATGAACCCACGGGAATCTCTGCGGTACATCACTTTGAAGCCAAAGGGACAGGAAAAACTGTGGTATGGGTTGTGGAAAGTGGATGCTACACAGAGAGTCTATGTTGTGGAAGGTCCGCTAGACAGTATGATACTTCCAAATGCCATTGCAATGGTTGGAGCAAACGCCAGCGATGACTTACCAGACTTTCTTGCTCACAGCGATTTGGTGTTTGTGCTTGACAATGAACCACGCAACAAGCAAATCGTAGAATACAACGAAGAACTGATTGAGTCAGGTAAGCAGGTGTGCATATGGCCTGATGGTATCGCCGAGAAAGATATCAATGAAATGTTGGGAACTCGCTCTGCGGAAAGTATACGCCAGATGGTAGAC